GATTTGGCTAGTAAAGCCAAGTTCAATGAGAAAGACTACACGGATAAATTGGATGAACTTGTAAGACAAGAACCTAAACTACAAGGTTTTGTCAAGACCAAGGTACAAGCCAATATGTTCGCAGGTATAGAAGATGGGTATGAACATGAAAGGAATGTAAGCATCTTGTGGTCAAGCCCCAGTCAAGTAGACAAAGTATTCAAAGCATTGGGATTGAATTTGGAAAGTACTTCTGAGAGATTCTTGGCTAAGTATCAGTACAAATATCCACTTGTGAAGCAATTCATTGATTACAAAAAACAACAGAAACTTGTAAGTACATATGGTGAAGACTTCCTTAAGTATGTAAACCCTTATACACATAGGATACATACTTCATTCTGGCAAATAGCAGACACAAGTCGTGTCACTTCAGGTTCACCTGAAGAAAGAGCTCCTAATATGCAGAACATACCAGCCAAAGCAGAGTACAGGAATTGTTTTACAGCAAGACCTGGATTCAAGATGGTAAGTTGTGACTTCTCAGGTCAGGAGCTAAGGCTATGTGCAGAAGGTAGTCAGGAACCACTATGGCTTGACGCATTTAACAATGGCAAAGATTTGCACTCTGAGGTAGCTGCAATGGTTTTCAAAGTACCCTTAGAACAAGTCAGGGATAAACCAGACTTTCTCAGAGGTAAATCTTATCGTGATGCAGCTAAGACTGTGAATTTCGGCTTAATCTATGGCATGTCCAAGTTTAAACTTGCTGATACTCTTAACATTGAAGTCAAGGATGCAGACAAGATTATCAAGGACTACTTTAGAGCAACTGCCAAACTCAATGTATATCTTGACAAATGCCGTAAGTATGGTATGAGAAACGGCTTTATCAGGTCTTTCAAACCTTATTCTATCATAAGACACTTTCCAAAGTGGATAGATATAAAGGACAAGGAAGACTTTAAAGCAGTAGGTGAGATAGAACGGGCTAGTATGAATACTCCTATTCAAGGCTCAGGTGCACAAATGACTAAACGTGCATTATATCTCATTCGTAAGTACATAAAAACACACTTACTGCATGATAAAGTGTACATTGTAATGACTGTACATGACCAAATAGATTGTGAAGTCCAGGAAGACTTTGCAGAAGAATGGTCTAAAATCCAACAAAGCATCATGCAAGAAGCAGGTGCAGAAATCATTAAATCAATGCCTGTATTATCAGACATAACAATTTCAGACTCATGGACAAAGTAATCACATTAACAGACGCAGAGTATTATGCATTAATCTCATACTTTGATGAAACTACAATAAACATATCAAGTATGATAAAGAAAAAAGGTTTAAAGACTACAAAAGACTTTGAAGCAGCTATTACCAAGTTGTACAAACAAGAAAAAGAAGAAGAATGAAACAAGACATCTTGCATTCCGCACTAAAAGAAGTGCAATTATATGGTGATTTTCAGTCACACAAGGCTGAAATTGATGCAGAGGATTTAAGCTGGATTCTCCAGATATTATCCACTAATTTGTATTCTGACCCTATTGGTTCACTTATTCGTGAGTACAGCTCTAATGCATGGGATGCAAATGTAGAAGCGGGTAATGCGAATAAACCTATAGAGGTAGGCATACAGACAAGTAAAGACCAAGGTTCTTATTGGTATGTGACAGACTTAGGCCCAGGTTTGTCTCCACAAAGAATCAATGATGTGTATCGTAAGTTCGGTAAGTCCACTAAAAGGGAGAACAATGATGCAATAGGTATGATGGGTTTGGGTAAGTTCAGTGGTCTGAGTTACACTAATGAAGTATACATTACTACTCGTGTAGATGGTATTCAGTATGAATACTTGATGCATAAGTCTGATGGTGTACCTCAGATAGATTTGCTGATAAGCAAAGTAACTGATTTACCTAGTGGTACTACTATTAAGATATTCATTAAATCATGGTCAGACAAGCGTTCTTTTCTAGCTAAGACACAAGAACAGCTTGCTTACTTTGAGAATGTATATTTTAATATGGACGAAGAGCCAGACCTTAATGACAAATTCAAGGTGTACAAAGGCAAGACATTCACTGTATCTACTTTGGACACAAGGTTTCTGCGTATTAAGGTAGGTCCAGTATCTTATCCTATTGACTGGGATATTATAGGAACTCATGCTGTAAAAGGTCTACAATCTAGTTTCTTAGGTGTAGCTATAAACTTCAGGATAGGTGACATAGCTATTACTCCTAACCGTGAGTCTGTATTATACAATAAACAAACTGTAGAAAATATCAAGACTGCGCTTGATATGTTTCAAACAGAAATTATTGACATATACAATAAACAGGTATTGGAGTATGAAGATTTGAGTGTATTTATAGACAGCATACATAATCCTCAAGTCTTGCTTGGTAAAAGGCATATGAGTATTAATCTGTTGCTACAAGCTTGTAGCATTCCTACAAAGCATCCTAAAATCAAAGGCTTGGATGTAGACGTATATCCCAGTTCAGAATCAGATTTATTCTATGGCTATATATCTACTGTTGTTATTCAAAGTGGTAGGAAGCAAGATAAAAACTATGGTCGTACTATTCATGGCCTAGATAAATCTGATACATGGCTGTATGTAAACAAGAATCCTTTGGAGCCTAGGCATACCAAGTATCTATGTGAACAGAAGAAATCTAACTATTGGTATGTAATAAGGAAACACAAGAGTATAAAGCTCATGCCTGCAAAGGACCGCACTAATGACTTGTGTTACTTTAACCTCCTTAAACTGCGTAGGGTTCCTAAAAGCAAATGGCGTGATACTATCAAAAAGTTCCAGGATTGGCAAACTGCGTATATTGACCAACATGTAACTAAGTATGATGATTATGTTCCTACAAAAGATTGGCTTAAAGACCAGAAAGTAACTAGTAAAAAGACAGACTTGCGTAGTCTGCGTAAATCGCAAGGTAAAGTCTTAGTAAAACTTCCTGAGCACAGCTATCATGGTGGGACAATTTTTGTCTTCAGGGATCACAACTGGGATATAAATTCATTGCTTAAACGAAGAAACCATATAATCTATGGTACAGCAGATGACAAAGAGTTGCTTAGTAAACTGCATCATTACACAAGACTAAAAAAACTAAAGAATGTACAGGTAATTATCACTGCTAAACTAAATCACAAGTATTTTGCATTACTGCCTAATGCAACTGAAATAAACAAATTTATGAAAGGAGATGCTAGGTATTTCAGCCACATGGTAAGCATGAAAAGGTTGTATGACGTTTATCTGCAAGACAATGAGAAGCTTAAAGAAATGTATACACACATTGATTTGATTAAAGAGCTGAATACACCATTCTATGAAAAATTCAAGGAGATGCATGACTTGTTTGAGAACTACAAACAATGTTCTCCTCCTAAATGGATTGCTGAAAAAGATGAGTGGATAAAATTCTATGAAGGCATGGAACAGGTAGCTAAAGAGTTTAATCTGTTTGATGCTCACATAGAAAGTCTTATCAAAGAAGTCTCTGAGTATGCAGCTAAGTTTGAATTTATCAAGCATGTAGCTTGTAAAAATGCAGGTAGTGACTTTAGGACAAGAAGGGATTATTCATTTGCTCAAGTAGACTTTGCAGTGTATGTATGTAAAAAGAAACAAGTTAAACTTGACTTAAAACATTATCAAAATGACGGAAGACCTCAAACTGAGATTACTCAAGAAGAAAATCAGTAATGTACCTACTAAGGATGTCTTTGGCCAAGATGTGGAAATAGGAGATATTGTACTGACTCCTCAAAACTCTGGGTTTGTGCCAGGTAAAGTAGTATCTTTATGCGACCGCTCCATTGAAATTACTTGCACCAGAGACTATAGGAAAAGGCAAAAATGGCATAGGCAGACTGCATCTTATGTTGCAAAAGATAGTAGTTATGTAGTTATTCCTGTCCATTATACAGACAGGTTTAAAGGAGATTACTTACAAAAGCACTTAGCTGCACATAATGGCACTAAAAGGATTTATTTATGGAGTAGCCGCAGTAATGGAGAATGCTTGCCTGGTATTATTAATTTAACTAAACTAAACTTAATTCATGAAGATTCTCAAAATTGATTCATCAGTAACTGTAATTACAAATGATGGGGATGTAATTACAAGTAGTAATTGCTCAGAAGAGCAGTTCAAACAGGTTTATGCGTATGTTCAGGCCAATGACTTGGAAGGAATTAAAAAACTCCTTGTACCTGAATTGTGTAATGAAGAGAAGAAGTTCATAGCTAAGAAAGAAAGTGTGGAGAACATCCATACAATGGCTCAGCATCTTACTCATCTCTTTACAGTAAAGAATGGTGCTCTCTATAGAGAAGGTATTAACCTCAGTGTACCAGAAGAACTGGCACTGGCATATGTAGAAGCTTACAAAGAGTGGCTTGATTATCTGGATGCATTTGGAGATGAAGAGTCAGACTCTCCTATTGAAGAATTTGCAGGGTTTGAAGCCTTTGACAAGTTCTGGATGTGGTGCAGCTTAAATCCTAATGCTGAAAGTCGTGAGGATTTGTTCAGATTCCTGAAGCATCATGAAATGAAGATTACCAAGCAGGGTATGTTCTTAGCATATCGTAGGGTTGTAAGCAAGGGTACTGAGAATAAAGCTCTTGTAAACTTCGTGTCTAACAACTATGTAAAAGTAAAGACCAAGTGGAAGAAGAATCCTAAAGCATATTCTGTCTATGAGAAAGACGGTATGCTAGAGTTGATTCATGAAGACAACTTGGATAATATAGTTACATCAGATGATTATACTTACAAGTACAAGGGTACTCTTGAGCAGCTCTATCTTGACCTGCCTAATCTGCAAATAGACCAATTTACAGATGCTCATACCAAGACTATGGACTATCGTATTGGTGTAGAGGCTAGGATAGAAAGACATCAAGGTAACCAATCTAATCGGGTAAGTTGTTCCAGAGGTTTGCATGTTGCAAGTAAAGCCTATGATTATTCAGGCTTTGGTGATACAGCAATCCTTGTAGCAGTAAATCCTATGGATGTACTTGCTGTACCAAGAGGAGAAGATGGCAAGCTGCGTACTTGTGCATTTACTCCTGTAGCTGTACTGGAGCAAGACGAAGAGAATAATATCCTTGCAGATGATGATATGGAAGTAGATGATTTGCTCTTTGCACATTACGACGAGCAGGTCAACAGACTTAAAGAAATGGTGGCTAATAACAGTGCTTATGAGCTGAATATAAACCACATTCTTAATGTTCCTTCTGCTAACATGCTCTCATGTATCCTGGATAATCTAGAAACTGCACAACAAGTAATCAACAACAGAATTAATGACATATGCTAGATAGCAAGAGAGGAGAAATCCAAGACTCTGCTGTAGCTACATGGGATAAGGCGGGTAGAAAAGGTACTATAAACCTTAGTACTGGCATTGGTAAGACCTTTTGTTTTATCAAAGCTACCCGCCTTTTACCCAAAGGCTCCAGCATACTGTTCTTAGCAGAGACAAGCCAGCGTGAGTTTGACTTGGAGAAAGATATATTGTTCTTCAAGAAACTCTATGGCTATGACTTGACTAAGACGCATAACTTGACTTTCATGTGTTATCAGTCAGCCTACAAGCTGACTGGTACTACATGGGATTTTGTATGTGCAGATGAGATACACATGTCTCTTACTCCGCAATACATCAAGTTCTATGAGAATAATAAGTATAAGTATATTCTTGGATTATCCGCTACAGTAGACAGAAATACTAAGTATGAAATAGACGGAGAAGAAATAAGCAAAGGTTTGTGGATAGATGAGCATGCTCCAGTAATCTTCAAGTATAATCTGAATCAAGCTGTACAAGACGGTACAACCAAGAAGCTACGCATATTTATTATTAATCACGCATTAGACAGCCTGAATAAGACAATCAAGGCAGGTACTAAACAAGCATCATTCATGACTACTGAGAAGGACAATTATGATTACTGGGATAACCAGTTTAAGAAAGCATTGTTCCTTCCTGATGGACAAGTAAAAACTTTCAAAATAAGGACCACTTCTGCTGCAAGAGCTAAGGTATTGTATACTTTACCCAGCAAGGTAGCAGCTGTACAGAAACTCATGGCTGAGTTGCATGGTAAGACTCTGGTATTTGGCAATAGTATAGATACCCTTGAATTAGTGACGCCTCACGTTATTAGTAATAAGAAGACTGATAAACAGAATGCAGAACTGAGACAATGGTTTGATGATGGAGTGATAGATTCAATAGGTTCTTTCAAGATGCTCAAGCAGGGTGCTAATCTTAAAGACCTTGACAATACTATCCTTATGTCATACTATTCCAAAGAACTGGATATGATTCAAGCAATAGGTCGTCAAAGGGTATCTGATAGTATAGGTAATATCTTTATCTATGTTACAGCTGGGACGCAGGAAGTTAAGTGGTATAAAAAAGCTATGGAAAACATAAATAACTATGAAGAGATCCACTGCACGTCAACAGACGATTGTATCCAAAAATACAAGGTCCTTGTCCAAGAAGACAAAGAAAATGCACAACATATTGAAACTCAAGCAGTTCAATGAAGTTACTAACATGGAGAGAGAAGACAGGTATTTAATGTACAAAAGCCTTGGTTATGTTTGAGATGTTAATTATCTTTATACTGTTAGTGCTCGTAAAGCGTTCTTATAATATAACTTTAGTAAAGCATTTACATGATGGTTACTATGTATATTATGAAGTCAGAGAGTTTGATGTTTGGTATAAGAACTTTAATCCAAGAGTGAAGAAAATTCTTATTTGGAATCTAAAGTCCAGAGGTTATGAAGAAGACCACTTCTTCTGAAGAAATCTGTCAATATTGTTTCGGTGCAAAGGAGCTTACCAGAGATGGTAGGCTCCCTGTGCCTTGTCCTCTTTGCAATGGAGGGAAGTTAGAAGATAAGCAGCTAAGGAAGGCAAACAAGAAACTTAAATTTTATACCAACATTATCTATGAATCTAAACCTTGATTTAGAGGCTATAAGTGAGCACGACCTAAGCCCTAATGAGTATTGTATACTGGCTTGCATATATCACGGCAAGAATCCTAAGGACATACTATGCTGTATTCCTGACGAGACTTACCTGAACATAGCAAGTTCCAGTTATCTGCGTGAGAATCCTAATTCCGAAACTACATTTCCTTATTCCTTGACAGGTGATGGCTTGGCTTTATTTGAGAAACATGACTCCTTTACAATCTTTGTAGAAGAGTACAGGACTTTGTTTCCCAAAGGTATTAAGTCAGGCAATGGTACTCCTATCAGAGGTGACAAGCAGGGTGTAGCAAAGAAGATGGAATGGTTCCTTCGTATGTATCCAGAGTATTCAAAGACCACAATCCTTGCAGCTACTAAGCTGTATGTAGAACAAATGCAACGCAAAGGTTATACCTATATGGTACAAGCAGACTATCTGATTAACAAGGATGGCTTGTCTAAGCTTGCTGCAATGTGCGAGGACTTTGATAGTAAGACTGCTCACATGGTAAGGTCAGGAGAGAAAAGGATATGAGTATATACAAATCTGTAAAAGCCCAAATTAAAAAGAACAAGCAAATAAGGCTTGATGGAGGCTATACTTGTATTCCTTTTGTACTATTGCCTAAGTTAGGCCAGGTAGTCCCTGGCATAGAGCAAGAGAAATATTATCTGGTTACTGCAAATAGTAAGGTAGGTAAGACAAAGTTAGCAGACTTTCTCTTTGTGTACAATCCTTATGAGTTTGTGACTACTAAGAAGACAGATATTAAAATAAAGGTTCTGTATTTCTCTTTGGAGGTAAGCAAAGAAGAGAAGCTTAGTCAGTATTACAGCTACAGATTGTACAAAGACCACAGTATCATAATATCTCCAGAGAAGCTGAAGTCACGCTTTGAGAACTATATTCTTGAAGATGAGATAGAGGGTTTGCTGGATGCTTATGACGAAGAGATGGAAAGGTTTGAGTCTATGGTACAAATCATAGACAATGTCAAGAATCCTTTCGGCATTTACAAACATGTGCGTGACTATGCTTATGCACATGGTGAGCATTATGATAAGAATGGTAACATTATTCCTAAAGAGCATTTGCTAAGCAATAATCCTGAAGTCAGAGACCCAGCTAATCTTAGGATAGCAGAGTATCGTCCTTATGACCCAGATGAGTATGTGATTATTGTAGTAGACCACTTGAGTCTGTTGCATACTGAGAAAGGACAGGATTTATGGACTACCATATTCAACTTTAGTAGCAAGTATTGTCTTGCTATGAGGGATAGATGGAGGTATATTCCTGTAGCCATACAGCAGCAAGCAGCTGACCAAGAGAAGCAGCAGTTTACCTTTAAGGGTGATAGTATTGTAGCAAAGCTTAGACCAAGTCCTGATGGTCTGGCAGATTGTAAGCTTACACAGCGTGATGTGAATGTAATGTTCGGCTTGTTTGCTCCTCATAGATACAAGATAGAGAACTATGAGGGTTATGACATAGACAGGTTAGCAGACAATTACAGAGAGTTCAATGTAATGCTCAATCGTAATGGTTCAGGCTTTATAAATCTAGACTTATATTTCAATGGGGCTGCTAACTACTTTAAAGAACTTCTTCCAGCGGATAAGATGGAAGAAAAACATTACAAAGGAATCTCCGCAATTAACTCTAAAGCAAAATGAGGTAATTGACGAGCTGAGTAAATTCATGTCTGCTTACAAGGAAAGTATTGAAAAGACCAAGGAAGACTTGGCTAGTATTAAAGAGGACTTTATAAACAATAGAACAGTGAGTATAGACTTAGAGACAATCTCAATGGAACCAGTATTTATAATACAAGAGATGGACACTATCCTTGACTTTATAAATAGCTGTGATGAAGTAACAAAGAGTAGGGTATTAAAAGCTTTGAAAGAAAATAATGTAGACAAGGCTTTATTCATGACTGCTTATGGGAATGATGGGTACAACTATGTAATCCTAATGAACATAAGTGAAGAAGCAAGTGGTAAGAATCTAGCCTTAGTGCATTCTAAAAGCCTCAAAGCTTTGGGTACATTCATGGAAGAATTCACTGACTTGAGTACAGATGATGTAGAACAACAATTCAGCAAAGATGGAGAAGAGCATAATAAATCAGAAAATCCATGATGAGTGTGCCAGGATTTGCAATTTACTGATTGCAAAGAATGAAGCATACAATAATTCATTGCATGTTGAACCTCCTTTGTTTCCTATGGATGCAGAGACGGGTATCAAGGCAAGGATTAATGACAAGCTCAACAGAATCAAAACTACAGGATTGTCCAGTGATACGGAAGATACTCTGGATGATCTGATAGGCTACTTAATTCATTTAAACATTGCATACAAACTAAAAAACCAAAAAGTATGATTACAATCAAAGACCCTGCACTGGGGAAATACAGTGTAATTGAAGATTACCAAGGATTCAAGGTAAAGGATGAGTCAGGCAAACAGCTTGTGGCAGTAAACTCTTTTGAG